TACCAGTTTTGCGTTCCCACTTAGCCCATTCTGGCAAGCCAGCTTGGTAAGTAGCTGATTCGCCTGAGCTGTATTTAATTGTGATTGAAATTTTCATAGCTCCCGATGCTCCGATCTCTTAGCTGAAGGTCTCTGTTGGTGTTCCAATTACTGTCATCGTCCAAGTGTCGGTGAGTGCTCCAGGAGCAGCTCCACCAGCAGTTGGGAAGATTGGCAATACTGTGAAAGCAAATACTGCGCCAGTTATTGCAGTAAATGAAACGCTGAGTGCTGTGTTTGGTGCAGCTTCTGCATCTGTCCACATTGCTTCAAATAGAGAGCTTGTAGCTCCCCAATCCTGTAGCAATTCAATTGTGAATGTCCATTGCTTATCTACGGACTTATAAGCGCGACCATCAAGAGTTTGATAGGTCTCGATAATTGTGTCGCAGCTTAGGACTGCACTAGTTGTCTGGGCGTCATAAGCAGCGCTATCGAGTGTGAATGTCACATCGCGCCCAGTTATTACTGTTGTTGGCATTTGGGTCTCCTATGCGGTTTGCTCGTAGCGGACGCTCAAGCGTATATCTGAAACTAGCAGGGTAGTAGTTCCTACTTCCGTTACCGAAGGTCTTTCGACTATTGATAACTCATACTTGGAAGCATTTAGTGCTCCAAGAATACTGATGACCATTTGCTCTAAGTTATCTAAAGCAGCGGCATTGCTGAAATACGCAACGCAAGCGGTGATGGTGTAATTTAATTTAACTCTAGTTGTTGTTTTACCCAAGACTTCAAGCTCCATATAGGGCGAGTCTGGTATAACCACAATTGCTGGGACTATAGGCGCTTCTGGAACTGCATCATATATATTTGCAGCTACGCCAGCAAGCGCAGTCTTTATAGCGCCTCTGACATCTGTAGCAATTGTGCTAGGCATTAGCCCACCATAGTTTCAACATCAAGATAAGGCCCTAGTAAGCCAGTTACCTTGGCAAGTAAATTCTTAGATAGGCGGTAAGGGGTTACTGCAAAATCAACGCCTTCTATTGATCCACCAGCTGCGGTTCTGGATTGGAAGATTTCAACGGAGATAGCCAGAATAGCAGCTTCAGCATTGGGGTTTCCGACATAGGTCGATAATCCAGATAGCGCAGCGTTTCCTGCTGGGATGATATTTTTTTCCAATATGTCTGCATTGGTGATTGCGACTGTGAATACATAATCTGAAATTTCGTCATCGGTTACTGTGTGAGTGCCATTAAAAGGAGCTCCGCAGCCAGTAATAATTACGGATTGGCCTTCTGTAAATTCTTGAATTGTTGCAGTTTCAAAATAAGCAATATTATTGGTCAGTTTTACTTTGTTAATCTTGCTTTGGAAAGTAACTAACATTGGGAGAACTAGATTCTCCGAGGCATCTACTATGTCGCCTAAATAAGCGTCTGAATATAAGGATGACGAAACGCCAAGAATTGTCCTTAGCTCGGTGGCCGTAACTATCGTAGGCATTTCGCCATCCTTTCAAGCAGTTAGGTGAGCGGCCAGCTCGGGAGCGGACTGGCCGTCACTATTAGGGATTTACTATGCGTTGTCGTTTGAGGTGTATCCACCAGGAAGTTTTGGAGCGACTGCTGCATAGCCGTAATACATTACGGAGATTTGACCAGATGCAATTACATTGGTCTGAAGTGTTAAACGAGCGCTTTCGTAGAAAGTAAGCGCATCTGGATTGATTACATAAATTGATCCATCGCCAGTTCCAGAAAGTGACCGAGAAACATAAAGGTCAAGACCAGCAACATTTCCTCGTAATGATTGTGGCGATAATGCACCAGCATTGTTTTGAGGATTTGAAGCAATGTAAATTGGACGACCATTGTCATTCAATCCCATAATTTCTGCCCAAACATCAGGAGAAACTGCAACATTGCGAGCGAATCCAAGTGATCCTGTGTAGCAATTCTTTGCAGCATTAGCAAAGAAAGCTAGATAGTTAGCGGCTGTTGCACCTGCTTTAGCAGTTGCAGCTGTTGCTGTTGCAGAAGCTCGAGATACTGCGTAAGCATCAGTTGCCTTGGAATATGCAAACTCCATTTGACGAACTAGCTCTGAAAAGAACGCTGGAGAACTTCTGTCAATGAGCTCGACAGATACGGTCTGTTGGCCCGCGAATTTTTTGACATCTACTGAGATATAAGCTGTTGCCATATCTGTTTCAGATGGGCCAGCTGCTTCATTTGTTAAAGCTACAGTCGGAGCCGTATTTATACGAGGCAGCTCAAAGGTCATCCCTTGAGCAGCTAATGTTTCTCTTGAAAGTGCATCAACGAAACCGCGATCACCATTTGCAACTCCATTGATTAAAGTAGTGCTTTGTGGTGTTGGAATGAAACCAGCATTATCGGTGGTGTCATCGGCAGCGCGAACATAAGCGCGAGCTGCATCATCCCCTAGAGCAGCGCGGATGCTGTTCTCTAGATATTTTGCCTTTGTTAGCTCAAGGCGAGGTGCTGTGTAAAAGGCTGGGCGAGCTGCCTCAACCATATTTGCTTTAGCTGCTTCAACCGCTTCTTCAACGGCAGGAGCAGGAGCGGTAGTGTCAGACACTTGGTCTCCTTCGTTTGGTTTCTCTGAATCAGCGGTTGCTAAATCAGAATCTTCTTTAGGTGCTTCATTCTCAGAAGCTGCTACGACTTCAGCGACTCTTGCAGAATCAATTGCTGGATCAGTTACAAGGCTGACTTCCTCGAGAGAAGCTGAAGTAATCTGCATAACGCCTTTGTTGTTTGTCCATTCGTTAATTTGAGCTCCAACGCTAAATCCATCGCGTAGCCCTTCTGTAGCTTCAATTAGGGCATCTTCTCCAGCCATAGTATTTGCAATTTTAAAAGTAGCTTCAATCCCGGACTTTGTTACATTGTGAGACACCATCTTGCCGATCGGGCGAGTGCGGTCGTGCTCAAGAAGCAATTTGACTGGCTTTATTTCAATTGAATCTGCTGAGAATACTGTCGGGCCAACTGAAGTATTGCCTTGCTCGTTCCAAGTCACAATAGTCCCAGTTATGGTGCGCTTAATTGTGTCGGCAGCTGTGACTGCCATTGGCATATTAACTCTCATTAGGTATTAAATCTTCCTCTCGTTGAATTTGCTCAACGCTCATTGCGCCAATGCGGTTTAAGATTTCATAAACTTGAGCTCTCTCTAGCGCGTTACCGCGTAGAAAATCGTCTAACGCGAAGCGCGTCATTACTGGATTTGGGACGAAATCAGGAAGGCTCAGCCTTTCCTCAATTGCCTTAAGTATTGGGCGAAGTGAGAAATCTACTAATGAGCGCCGCTCAGACACCGCGTTTGAGTAAGTCATAGAAGTCGTTTCGGCGCTCAAAAAGTAGGCAGGAATTCCACAGGCCCGAGCTAATTCTAGTGCCACATATTGACGGCTCTCCGCCATCTGTAATGATTTGGGGTCAAACCCAAATTGCTGTAATTCAACATCAGCATTTAGAAATGCAGTTGATCTAGTTTGTCTAGCATTTTTCCAAGCGCTTAATAAAGCGGAAATTCTTTCGGCAGTTAAATTAGTTCCATTGGATTTTAATACCATTGAAGGAGCAGGTTCTTTAGCATAATTAACTGCTGCATTCTCAAGATAAACTGCTGCGGTTATTGTTTTACCAGCTCTATGTAGCAATCCTTCATCGGGTCCATCAAATCGAATGATAGAACCAACACCATTCATAGGCACTTGATAGCCATCAACTCTATAACCAGTAATTTCTGTGTTAATTGAATTAGTTTCAACTGTCACTCTGTCTGGGCTAACTCGAGTCCAAGCTCTTACTCTGCCGCCATCCGTAGCAGAATACATTTCCAAAACGATTCCGTAGCCGACCCCATATAACCAAATATCTTCAGACAACCAATTGTAAATGACAAAACCTGCAACTCTAGGGTCAGGCTGATTTATCACTCTATTTGGATCAACATATTGGCCAGTAATCCGATTAAAAGTTGTTAAAGGTAATGAGCCAATAGTTCCGCAGATGATATTCCGAGCTCTAGCAACTGATGGAACACTCATTGCGATTGCGCGAGTAGTGCTTGTTGCGCCACCCAGAATATTATAAATTTGGTCTTGAATTTGAATCGGGGTTAAAGCAGCTTGAACATCAATAGCCGATTTGTTATTTGCCTCGACTGTCGGAAATAGAAAATCTCTTATAGCACCCATTGCTTACATTGTAAATCAACCTACTTACACTATTTGAATATCTACGCTAGTTTCAGACATAGTTGCATAGTGTGTTGCTAAGGCCGATGCTATTGCTCCACAGATTGTCGTATTACTTACCTTGCGACCCATTACCCAGCCGCCGTCACCGAAAGGGAGTTTGACGGCGGATAGGCATTGTTTAGTCAGCTCATCTTGTCCCGAGTGAGCCAACCGCTGAGATGAGATAGCTCCCAATAACTCATCGCAGCTTTGTGCATAGTCAAGGCCATCTATTGGCTCAACCCTAATACCAGCAGGCGCTAATCGCGCAGCTACTGCCGATGCGGTTCTGGCTGAATAGGCAACCAGCTGAACTGGATACTTTCGCACCCATTCCGCTATATCGTTAGCCATTGCTTTATCATCCAAATTGGCTGGATTATGCCAAGTGTGCAACAAATGGACTTGGAACTTATCGCCCTCAAGTCTTTGGCTAGCAACTAACGCGCCTTCTTTTCTACTAGGGCTAAGATCAATAGCCAGCCAAGTATCAGCCTCAGGGTTGAGTCGAAGTCCCTCAACTTTGCAACTCTCCCATTGAGACGGATTGATAACTGGGTTTATGGTATCGACCCATTGACATAAAACTTCTGTGCGCACAATATCTTCGGGGTCTGACAATACGGCTCGGATATTATCTGGATGGACTGTTATGCCAAGTGATGGATTAGCTTGGCAGACACCTAGCCAGAAGGCTGGTGAGTTATCAAATTTAATACCTTGAGGCGCTGACCATTCGAACCAGCCAATATCGTCATTGCTACCAAATATCGCAGCCATTGCTCTTTCCCTAAGTTTATTTAAAACTATGCTGTGTTGATCTCCAGCATTTGAATAAACCCATATTTGAGGATTTGGGCTACCCATTTGGGTATATCGCAAGGCTGACCAAACATCCTCATCTTTATACTCTCGAGCTTCGTCTAGGTGTATCGTTTCAGGGGCTGCAATGCCTCTACCAGCCGAGTTATTGGCTCTGACGATATATCGCCTACCTTCAGTAAATTGAAGCTCTTGAAAACCTTTACTTTCCAGTTTCTTAGTAAATTCAGCAGCTAGTCTTGGATTCTGTTCAATAATTGCATAAATCTTATAAAAGAGCTCTGCTGAGGTAGTTAGTTTATGAGCTGTATGGACTTGCAGTTTTTCTTTTAATACATAAATCCTAAATAGGATTTGAAGCGCCATAAAGGTTGATTTGCCTTGTTGCCGAGCGCAAAGCAAAGTCACTACTGGGTGAGCCCATCGGCCATCGGGTTTCTGTTTTAAGCTGTGATGAGCCAGCCATTGCTGCCAAGGCATCAGCTCAAAGCCGATTTCCTCGCAGAATTTAATCATTTGCTCGCCTAGTGAGGGTAAATCGTTTAGTTTTGTGTGAATTCGCGGTTCTGCCACACCTCGGTAAGTCGATTCGTCCCTGACTCGAGCAATCTCTCCCAGTTGAGCCATTTCAATTTGTTTCATTCCTGATAGTGCCTAGCCGAGCCATTTTCAGGGAAAATCTTTCCAATGGGGGTCGTGGGTCTGCTTCCGCGCTCAAAAAAGGTAGGGGTCATACGATCGCGCTTAGAACTATTGCATTGAGTGCAGCAAGCCACCATATTAGAAGCTTCATCAGTTCCACCTTTGCTAATAGGTATTAGATGATCAACTGTAGTCGCTTCTAGCCCGCAATAGTGGCAAGTATTGTAATCTCTTTGAAGCACTTGAAGTCTTGTCTTTTGGTAGTAGCTGGAGTTATAGCGTCTGCTCAATGCCAGCCCTTGGTCTCTAAGTGTTGCAAGGCATCGCAAGCGCATTTATATCTATGTCTTATGTATTTAATATGCGCATCTATTTGCTGCTTAGGGCTAAGGTCTCTATACCAAGTAGAACGCATCTGACCAAGGCCATAGTGTGATCCATTCCTAGCCTTTGGATTCCATCTACTCTCTTTATGAATTAACCAGTTATAACATTGAAACTCTTGCCAATCTAATTTGTTGTAAGCATAAAGCTTTAGATTCATATCTGCTTTTGATGGATTGATTGGAATCAGCATAAGTGCCGATAGCATCAGCGTTAGGCAATAGCCTGCCCCTACGCTTCGGCTACGGGCTGCCTTCGGGCCCCGCCTTAGTCGGAGTGTAATGGGCTTGTCAAGTAGGCTAACATAAGTGCTGTTCAGAGCCATATTTACCATCTACTCCAATCGATTCCCAATTATCTATCTGATCATCTATTGTTCTATATATTGGATAAATATCCTGAATCAACCCTCTAACTCCCATATCTTCTTAAACTCTAACTGGCCTGATTGAAAGGCGTCTTTCAGCCTTTCCCTGCCATCACTATGGAACTTAGTAACTAGATAGGGCTCAGCTATTGTGCCCTCTAGCCATTCAACTCTTTCACCATTTGGATCAATAACATCATCGCCATTGATATAGTGGAACTTATCTAAAATCGCATCAATTGACGATTCTCTTACTGTCTCAACTATCTCACTAGATATATTGCTTTTTACCCATTTGACGAATTCGCGTTCGTTCTTGATAACCCACTTGAATTTAGGCTTACTGGTAGTCACATAAGCAATCACATCATCACCATATTCAGCCTTTACTCTGTCTGCTCCTATTGCATCCATTTCGGCCTGTAGAGCCGTTCTCAGCCTATCCTTAGCCTTCTTGGCCTCATCAGCTATCAGACTCACCGCTGCTAGTTCCAAACTCAGTTCCTTGATTCCCATCTTGCTCCCTTTTCTTTGCTCTATTTAATCTAACTTCTAGTGAGTGGATATTGATTCCACAGTCCTTGGCGATAAACTCTTTATCAAAGCCCCACTCCATCAGCTGACGGATATATCTAATTGAGTGGGGTCTGCTTACTTCTTCCCTGCCCATCCTTCTCCTTTAAATATTGCTGGCGTTGGATGCCATACGCGCCACATCGGCACATTGCAATTATCGCAGGTTACTTCATATTTCTGGACTATTGATGCAACTAATTCCCTTGATTTATCGCATTTGTCGCATCGATATTCATAAATTGGCATTGTATGGCCTTTCCAGGGTCTCGCCACCAGTCCAGTAGCGTTCAGATATTGATTCAAGTCCAGCAGCTAATCTGCATATTCGACACTTAGCCGCCTTCATTTTCCATTTACCACATTGGTCGCACCGGACAATATCGTCCTCTTTGGCCGTTACGCGATCTGCTGGATAGATGATTCTTTGCATAAAACACCTTTGGCACTCAACTAGCCAGACTTCCTCAGGCGCTTCAGCAATATCACTAGCATCGTATTTATGCAGCTCAATATGCGGAGTAACTAGCTTGCACCCTGAGCAGATAAACGGATGAGCATCACTTCTCATTTTTGGAAGACCCAATGCCCATCTGAACCAACTCTCATCCACTTAGCAGGATGGCCAGACTTGGGAGTTGGACAAACCCAACCCCTATATTCCTTGCCTTCCTTTGTGCCAGTCTTTAGCACCATTGGCCCATCTCCACCAGAGCAGAGTGGTATTTCATCAATTATCTCTGCACCGAATTCTTTAGTTATCTGTGCAACATCCCAAACAATTGGGTCAGGGTCATTAGGTCGTTGCTCTTTTATGAATTCCGCAAGAGCTGGCTTAGTCGTTTCAATTGCCTTTTTTGGGCTTTGTTTAGTCTTAGCGAAGTATCCAGCGAGGTTAAGTGCGCGTCCCAACGCTCCAGTTTCCGCAAGCTCCAGTGCATATTGCTTGGATTTAGACTCACTGGATAAACCTGTAGTCCAAGGGTGTGTGTCAGCTTCAGTGCGATATAGCTCAGTTTTAATGATATAGACATCGCAATTAGCCACAAGCGACTCCGCCAAGATATGAGTCTTGATTCTATAATCTGGATAAGCATTTATAAACTCCTTTAATCGGTCTTGAACACTTACATAATCATCTAGGTAATTCGACATCTAACTTCTCTCTCCCTGCGAAATCATTTATCGCATCTTCTAACTGTTCTTTCAATGAGTAAAATGTGCCATCTGGCCAGTTCTGTGCATCATCGGCGCAAGGCTGGCAATAGAACCTAACCTGTGCTTTACGAAGCGGTGTTTCGCTTTGGACTTTCCAGACTGCTGGTGTTGTAGCTCTTAAATCCCAGCCATTCTTATTTTGTCCCCAGCGATATTTACAGTAATCGCAGTATTGATTGCTATTGTGATTGCGAGTCAGACTCAATGTCGTCCCAATCTTCTGGTGTCGAAAATCGTAATCGACCCAAGATAGCGGCATATCCAATGAGATCGAGATACGAATCTTCGCGCTCTGGACTTTCCACCATTCTTGAGAGTTTGGTCGCGATAGCAATAAGCGCCAAGTCAGATGGGTCTCGGAGCTGAATACCGAGTGCCTTACTGATTTTGAAAATGCGTAGTAAATTGTGCCTCGGGTCGCCATACTCGATGCCCCTGTCGAATAGTGTGTCTCCAGCACTTTCGAGCCATTCATTTAATGATTTCTGTGTATCGGACACTTGCTCTCCCTCTCTTATATCCTTCATTAAAGGCTTTAGCTTTGGCTGAACTCCAAAGAGCCCATAAGTAAAGGCCGAAGAATGGAACGCCGATGGTTATTGCAAAGACTTGCGTATCAGATAAATTAGGAAACATCTGCACTCACCCCATATTTATCAAGCCAATATGCAGAGATTTCAGCCTTAGATAAACGGCCTCTAAGCTGCTTTTTACCCATCCGCTCTTTAGCGAATCGTCTTATTATTGATCCCTTAACCCAATTTGTCTCATCAGTCCAAGCCCCTGCTTGAGAATCAAATCGAATTAGAGCTACTTTATTTATCATTTTGCTCCCGTTCTGTAATCCCTAAATGGATTTACGGGCTAAATGTATTTGCTTAAATCTATTTAGACAAGTAGCAGCTCGGCGTGGCGAACATCTAAGAAGCCAGCCAGTCTTTCGTTAGTCGCTTTGTTGACGAAGTCGGTGGTTATAGGAAGGCGCTTTAAAGCCCACTCAGGCTCGCTTACAGCCCCTAAGTCGAACTGATACACCCCTCTAGGTGTCGAATTGATATACAGGGTCTTAGCGCCCGTTCTAGCCCTTATATCGGCCAGATAGTCCCACTTTTTCTTCTCGATTATCAGAGTATCGTAATGAGTCCTGCGACACTTAAGCTCCATATAGCTATCGCTAGTAATGCCATCTGCTCGGTCGGTCGCTGATAAGGGCGTCAAGTCTGGATAAAGCGACTTGAGAGCCTCGAATAACTCAACCTCTCTAAAGTAGATTAGTTATCTTCCTCGCCATCTTCCCAACCAATTTTCTTTATTGGGTCATCGGCAGGCACTATCCAATCAGGATAAGAGCTACGATCCATAGCAAAGGCCAGCGAAGTGCCTTCATCCATACCAGCTCTACGGCAAGCCTTATAAACTTCATTGGCTGCAATAGCCCAAAAATCAAGCTTTGTTAGCGGTGTTTCCTTGGTAGTCCTGCGTCTCTTCGGACGCTTGACTGGCTTCTTACTTACGCGCTTTCGCGTTGCCATTTCTGACCCCTTTCGCTAGGGCCAATTCTAGCTGAGACTCCATTTTATCAAGGCGCGACACTATTGGAATATTCTCCAATTTAATTATGTAGCGAAGGCCAGCAATTAGTAGGGCAATTGATCCCAAGACTGACGCAACTAAGGTTGCAAGCTCGGGCGCTGGCATTACTTGACTCTGCCGTAACGCTCATAATTTGGGTTAAGCCAATTGATGATGCTAGGCAAGACTGATACGAGAGCTGCATTGGCAATTGCATCGACATCTAGGCCGACTGCTAGATAGGTCGCTAGTGCCGTTGCTAGGAATGTCTTGGCCCAGCTCTCTGCCATTTTCTTTAAGTCGCTCATTAGATTCTCCTTCGAGGTTGAAAAAACTGCCATCTTTGTCTCCCAAAGTTGTAAATGAAATATGGAAATGCGACCGGTGAGGATTGGAGCCTCTGTAAGTTCTGCGCTTCCATCCAAGTATCGGACTCATAATCTTTCCATCGTAGATTATGTATTTAATTCGCTTATCGCCCTTCTTGGCTAACTTGCGAATTTTTTCAACTAGCGCGTAAGCCTCTTCTTTGTGAGCTGATAAATCAGCATCAATATCTAAAGCTCTAACGATTCCATCGACTGGTATATGGTCAGAACTGCCTTTAGCAAGGTGGCGAGCGTCAGCAATCCAGCCGTCAGACTTCCTATCGCGATCAGGATAATCGTCATCGATTTGCTCCCGAAGTTGAATTCCTGCTGCACATAGTTTAGGCATTATCTTGAGGGATTGTTCTACAGGCCAAGAGCTTTCAAATCATCGGCGGTTAGACCTAGAGCTTCCAACTTGGCTTCGGCTGCTGCCTTAGCAGCTGCCTGCTCAGCTTCTTGCTGCGCCTTCCAAGCATCATATTGCGCAAAGCCTGCTTCGTATTCTGATTTTGTAAATGGCTCGCAACTAGGCTGAAAGATTATACCTTCATACTCTGTTCCTACCTGCACATAGCCGCCATTTGGTCTAAGGAATAATAAAACTTGTTCTGGACTTGCCATCGTTATGCTCCTATTTCCATTAATACTATTGAACCAGTTGCGCTATTTTGTTGAAATGTTACGCTTACGCTTGAATCATAACCTCTTGCTTGCAATTTATAGGTTGTTGCAGAAGTAGTTGATGGCGAATCAAGAATGATTATTGAAGTTGTGCCAGATTTATATGTATTTGCAGAACTTCCAGCAAATTGCATACCATCAAATTCATCGTGGTCTGTCTTATCATAATCTCCAATAACAGTTGCACCTCTTAATAGTTCAGCAGCAATGCTGCTGAAACCAGCACCATTTCTGAAATGCTTAAACTCGGCAGTAACCATAACTAAAATCTTTGAAGTTGCAGAGCTTGGGGTAATGCTTGCTGTAATTCCTGTGTCAGTAAGGGTAGCTGAAGCAATTGTTGTTGCCGTAGTTGTGGTAGCTCCAACAACCTGTAACACCTTGCCACCACCAGCAGGGGCAGCCCACTTTAATCCAAGACTTTGCGTGGAGTCGGCTGTAAGAATATGCCCATTAGTCCCAATTGGAATTCTTGCATCAGCAGTATCAAAACCAAATAAATCGCCTTTGGTAGTTAGCGGAGTCTGGTCTGCACTTGTTGCCCATTCAGGAGCTGTTCCACCAGAATTAACTCGCAATACTTGATTTGCAGTACCTATTGGCAAAGCAGTATTTACATTGGCGGTTGCTGATCTATAAGCAATTGCGCCAGTAGTTGTCTGTGGGTTAAGGTTCTTAGTAGTTGTATCAATTGAACTTCCCAATGTGCGAATAGCGGCAGCGCCATCCTTAACCAGATCAGTATCGTCTGGAGTCTCCCAGTTGTAATTCGTTGTATTGGCCATTTTTCTCCTTAAGCGACTATTGTAGCCTCTAACCAGTCCAAAGTTGGGCTGATTGTATTCCAAGTCTCTGATACACCTACTAGCTCCCATCTATACGCTTGGAGACTAAATGCAAGCGGCGATAGATTTATGGTGAGGCTGAGATTGTTCAAACCTGCTGTCCAAGTCCAGCCCTCTACAAAGCCTTGAAAGCGGCCATCAACCATATTGTTGGGCAAATTTTCTATATTTAAAGGCATACCCATAAACACCGAAAGCAAAGCATCTCGGTCAGTATCGTCAATTTCAGGATTGCCCATTGGGAAAGTAATCTGCCTAAAAGCATATTGTGGATATGCTCGGATTTCCAAGTAAAAGGCAGCTTGATCGGCAGCATCAGCCGAATGTCTAAGGGTAGTTTTTATAGAGGTAGCTAACTCGCCATAAAGCTCAATAGATTCTAAATCCTCATCGGTAACTTCCGCACTACCAACTCCATAGCCAAGAGTGATTGAGTTGCGAACATCGCCAGAGCGTTTAACTATAGAAAGAGCTGGCCCTACCGCGTGATTGCCATCAAGATTAACATAGCCATAAGTGCCAAGATATTGACTTCTATGAGTCGAATCTGCATATGAGATTCTTCCTTGATTATCCTCATATAAATAACCTAATCCGCTGGTTGCAAAGCGAGAAGCTAGATTATAAATTGTGTCGTTTAATCCTGTCTCGGAATGTAACTCGTAATCGCCAGGAGTGTCAATCTCACCTAAACCAGTATTTTCAGCATCAAGCCATTGTGTCGTTGGGTCATAACCATCCCAGGTTTCCGCTGCTGGCACTTCATTCCATTGATTTAAAAGTAATGTGCTTAACAACTCTAATAAGCGATTACCATCAAATTGATGCGCAAAGTTACCAACATATACGGCTCTATTTAATCTAGCTAAAGCTCCTACTGCAACTATTTTTATCTGCTGACTGGTAGCAGTTGATCCAGAGGTTTGAACTGTAATGCCTAAATCGGTAATAAACCCGCCAAAAAGATTGACATAAGTTGCAGTAGAATCTTGCACTTCTATTGTAACTGCATCATTTATCTCAAATGGAACTGATGTCTCACTAGTCTCAATCAAGGTGACATTGCAATAACCTGCAACTGCTTGGGTATAAATATCGGTTCGGCCTGAAGTAATTGTAAGACCGCTTAGAGTTGCGTTGGTGACTGTAGTGCCAGCAACTTTAACGCGATAAGTAGGATTCCAAATTGTCATAGGCCCACAAGTTGTTGTGCGCCAGCCCCAGTTCGAGAGTTGCTATTGTTTAAAGCTAATACAACCGCTCTAGTAAATCCTTCTTCATCTATGGCGCTTGGGGCATTAACATTGATAGTAATAGGTTGGCCAGCTGCATCGCCTCTACGCACATTGCTGACATCAAAGTTAGTTGGAATAGCTAAATTAGCGCCACTTAATCCAGATGGGAAGCTAGGCATTGTGCCTGTGACATTTGGATTTGCAGATGATTGTGTGCTCGGAGTTGTAAAGGTAGGAGTAACGACATTTGGGACTGACGAAGTCCCACTTGTTGCTGAAAATGCAAATGGTAACGATCCACCTGTAACTGTGTTAGCACCAGTAGAATTACTTTGCGCAAATGATGGTTTAGATATTGTAGAAATATCTGGCAGCAAAGGAATTTTGTTATAGGCTCTGATAAGAGCATTTATGCCATCTATTGCTGCACCGACCGCACTACTAATAAAACTAGTTACTTTTGAGATAATTGTTATAGTAGCCCCTGCTACTTTGCCAATTGTCTCTAGTGCATTACCAAAAGTGTTAATCAATATTGGTATGACAAAGTTTTTTAAGAAAGCTACAAATTTCTCAAAGCCTTCTCTGTTGTTTTCTATTGCGTCTTGAATTGGTTTGAGTGCATTATCCTTAAATTTAATAAATTGTGGTATTGCAGTATTAACTACATAATCTAAAGTCTGTTGCAAAATTGGCAATAACCGAGCGCCGATAGATTCTTTAGCCTCATCAAAGCCAACCCGTAATCTAGCCAATTGACCTTCAAAAGTGTTGGCTTGAGTTGTAGCTGCACCGCCAAAGGTGTCTGCAAGTTTAAGCATTGTCCCTTCAAGACCAAGAGACTTAATTTCAGCAGTTGATAGGCCTACACCTAAACGCCCCAAAGCGCCAGTATTTCCCTCATAGGCTTTACCCAAAGCGTTAGATACTGCCTCAACACTTTTACCCGTAGCCGCTGATATATCTAAAGCTAGTTTGAGCAAATCTGTCGATTTTGTAACATCGCCCGTTGCTATAGCTAGGCGTTGGTAGGCTGGTCGTAGTTGATCATCAGCAACGCCAGTAGCCAGCGAAGTCTTTAGGATTTGTTGCTCTATCGCGGCTATCTGGTCATTGGTTGCGCCAGTAACATTTTTAAGAGCGTTGGCTAATCTAAGTTGGGCAGCCTCATCTTCGATGGCGGCCTTGACACCTTCAATTGCTAACTTGCCAGCGTAGGCTGCGGCTGCTGCTGCTGCCGCTGCAAATGCAACCGCTGCTACTTTGCCAAACTTTTCTAACTTACCGCCAAAGCCTTCTACTTCTTTCGACCCAGTATCAAGCTTCTTTTTTAAATCATCAACATCTGCAAGGATTGAAAGTTTAAGTGTTCTACTGCCAGACATTACTTATCCCACTCTTTCAATATCTTGGAAAAGGCATCTTGCCATTTTTTAATCAATTCAGGCTGAATCTTACGAAGGGTTGGGTAGATAAAGTAGCCAGCATTGCCTCGACCTTTGCTGGGTGTTCTTCTCGGGAACTGACGCAAGCGATTAGATCCAAATTCATAACCCGCCCAGAGTTTTTGTGTGCTACCGCCACCAGAAAAGCGCTGACTTGCAAAGCCGTAAGAGAACTCTCCGATTTTAGAACTTGCCGAGACTTTAACGCCAGTTGCAATTCTTCTAACTGCTTCTTGACCAAAGGTCCTTGTAAGCGCATAGGCTTTGATTTCATTTGCTGCGTAAGTAGCCAGCGCGCTAGATTCCCGTTTAGCTTGGCTAATGGCTTCGTCATCCATCGCTTTAAATGCGGAAATGATTGAACGGAGTTCGCGTTTGTCATAGCTGATTGGTAACTCATCTGCCACCGCTACGCTCCTTTAATATATCTATGGCCGTTAATACTTGGTCTATATCTGTCCAGTAAGGCATCGGAATCCCAGTTGCGATAGCAATCTCGATGATTAGTCGGTTGATGCTTCCGGGCTCGTAACTTTTGGGCTTTCATCTCCAATCGTCATTTCCTCAACTGTCAGCTCCCAAATCTCTTGGGACTTGGTTGGCTTCCCTGCTGCTTCGCGCTTATACGCAAAGTAGGCAAGGTCTAAGAAGTCCGCTTGCTGGTAGGCCGATATATCCTTCATTGAATAAATCGACTTACCAGTTTTGCGTTCCCACTTAGCCCATTCTGGCAAGCCGGCTTGGTAAGTAGCTGATTCGCCTGAGCTGTATTTAATTGTGATTGAAATTTTCATAGCTCCCGATGCTCCGATCTCTTAGCTGAAGGTCTCTGTTGGTGTTCCAATTACTGTCATCGTCCAAGTGTCGGTGAGTGCTCCAGGAGCAGCTCCGCCAGCAGTTGGGAAGATTGGCAATACTGTGAAAGCAAATACTGCGCCAGTTATTGCAGTAAATGAAACGCTGAGTGCTGTGTTTGGTGCAGCTTCTGCATCTGTCCACATTGCTTCAAATAGAGAGCTTGCAGCTCCCCAATCCTGAAGTAACTCAATTGTGAAAGTCCATTGCTTATCTACGGACTTATAAGCGCGACCATCAAGGGTTTGATAAGTCTCGATAATTGTTTCGCAGCTTAGGACTGCGCTAGTTGTCTGGGCGTCATAAGCAGCGCTATCGAGTGTGAATGTCACATCGCGCCCAGTTATTACTGTTGTTGGCATTTGGGTCTCCTATGCGGTTTGC